TCGACTGATCGCCGCATCCTCGCCCAGGTCGGTCGTCGTGCCGTTATCTGTGATCGAGCAATTACCCCGAACGACGATTGCCAAGCTTGTGCAGGTCGCATCTATAACGATCTGCCCATCCGCCTCATAGGACATAACTGTCGTCGCAACGGCATTGTCGATTTGCAGACCGCCCGAATAATGCCGAAAGTAGACATTCACGTTAGCAACGGAGTTGATGTCTAGGGTGGGGGTGCCGGTACCAGCGACTGCGGAGAAACAGGAATCAAACGCACAATCATTGCGCAACGTCAAAGAACCGCCATCAGCAATAAGACACCCCAGGGCCGTGATCTCCATCCCGGTAATAGACGAAAGACAACAGCCCTCGGCCTGACAACGACTTGTGCCACCTTGCGCACCGGTGAGCAGTAGATTGTGGAAGACTGAGTTGTCCACGTCTTGCGAGCCGAAGTTGATCGAGTTCGCCACCATCTCCCCGATACCGATGAACTCGTAATCTTCCATCGTCGCAGCCAGAGTCACGGCTGAATTGTTGACGAGGTAAATGCGATCCACGCTAAGGCTATCCGCGATGGTCTTCGCCGCGGCAATCGTGGATACAGGGTTGGCCCAAGTGCCATCTACGCCGTTGACCGTATTCGCGTTTCCTGCCGCGTCGTTGAGATAGATACCAGGGCCGCGCGGACCCATATAAGCCGGAGCGAATCCTTCAACGCCATCTACTAGTGTGTTATTGAGCCCTGCCGCCCGAAAACCGATAATCAACCCAGTCCACGGGAGGACGCCAGTAGCGAACCCCGTGAACCACCCAAATCCCGCTGTGTCGTTGTTGATCGAGGCGCCACCAGATGCGGGGATCTCGATCGAATACATCCCGTTGCCTTGGTTGGCCCAGTCGTAATCGCCGCTAGTTGTCGGGGTAACCGCCGTTTGTGTGTACGCACCGCCTGTCGTGACGAAATTCCAAACCAGGTCCATGCCGGCCTGGTCATGCGTCACGCTCTCTTCACGCGTCTTAAAGTCGGTATCATCAACCAAGGCGACCTTATTGACAGACACCTCCGCCAACGCTATATCAACATCCATCCAGATGTCAGGCATTGTTCTGTCTCACGCTTGCTGTGCGTAGTGATACCAGGGGTTATTGGCGGCCGCCCCTCGCAAATTATCCCCGTCATGCGCGCCCATCGACCACGTCGTCGCACCTGCATTGCGATCAAAACCGTCAATGTCGAGGTTAACGCCGGTCGGGGTAGTGCCAAGGTCGGTGCCTGCCTCGAAAGTATCTGCACCGGATTTGAGATGGAGGTTGACAGGGGAGGTGGAGACGAATTGGTTGGCAGACGATTTGGCAGTAAGAGAATTTGCTCCAGGGGCAGTTGTATCCGACGACAGATTATTACTTACATTCGTTACGTCATCAGCTATTGCTATATCAAAATCATCTATCGCCCCTGATGTATCTCCATTGGTGTCAGTAACAATATTGTTCTTGATATTTAATTCCGAAGCACCAGTCGTTACGTGAACCCCTTCGCACGGCCCAGTGCCGACGCCCGAATTCGTCGTATTGTGGATAGTGTTATTATTTATGTAAACAGTTTTATCTGTAAGACTTGCGATGTCTTCGCTGATACCACCAACCCAAGCTGAACCAGTGCCGGTACTTTTTGCGATATCGTAAATTAGATTATTGATAATTGCAACTGTGTCTCCTGATGCCATCCCATCAAGTAATATTCCATCTTTTGTCCCCGAACCACTTGTATCATGTATAATCAAATGCGACGCGGTCACATCTCCTTCATTATTGAGGCCCACGGCCCCATCGCTATTCATGTTTGTCGTGGAGTTCTCGTCAATCTCAAGCCATGTAACTGTTATGTCATTGGCACCACTTATCAAGATAGTACGGCTCGTTGTTGCAAGTATCCTCGCCCCACTTCCCGCCGTCCCGTCATGCCGCTCTCCACCAGCCACAGTCTGCACGATCGAATTCGCGTCAAAGTCGATCGTCCACGCCTCGTCAAACGCCGAATCGTTGTACGCGCTCCCCGTGCAGTCGTCGTTGCCTAGGCCGTCGCCGCCGCCGTCGTCGGATTCCCACAGCGTGTGGGTCGCGTAGTCTCTGGCGTCAGTGCCGATGGTGGTGTTTACGACTGCCACTACTACACGCTCTTGGTTTGTTGAATACTGGACCGATCGAACGTCTCCTCCGCCCGGATGTCGACCTGCTTCGTGCGGTCTTCCACATCGGCAACGTTGGCTGAATTAGAGAGACTGGCCGCCACCTTGCCCTGCCAATCGACGTGGTGTTTTCGCTTTTGGATGATCCGAATCCCATCCGGAAATTCGTCACTGACCGCAACCTCTTCTGTCAACGGCGCCTTTAGCTCCTCGGCTTCCGCATCATCAAACTCATCCACGGTAATCCACAGAAAGTGCCTTGCGACCCGGCCGCCTAAGATCGCTGTAACGACATCGCCCTCGGCCCCTGTGCGATATTCCCTATCGCCGCTGAAGTACTCAAGCGCAAACGGCTCAGACACACCTTGTGCTCTTAATCGTTTAGCCTGCTCGGGCAACAGAGCCAGTGCTAGTAAGGCCGGGGCCGCTTCTTCGCCGAGCGGCATCATGTCGTGGTCGACTCGCCGCAAGGGCGTATCGGTTTCGATATCATCCCAAATCAACTCAGTAGTCGCCGCGTCCCGCTTCATCCGGTCGCCGTATTCGACCTCGGCTCCATCCGCTCCGAAGATGGGCAATGCCCCGGCGTTGTGATCGAAATACGCAAGCCAGTAGTTACGCTCGACGCGTGTGATATCGCCGGCAACGAACTGGGAGTGGATCTCGGCCCTGTCCCAACCCATCAAGTGAGGAAAGCCGCGATTGCGGAACGAAAAGTGTTCCTCAGCGTCACAGTGAATGATGTGCCCTGGGCGATCAGGATCTTCAATCGGTGTCGCCCCATAGACAATCTCGCCGCCTACCCAGAGGTTCGTCCGCTTAACCTCCGTGCGGCTCACCCGCTCCCACTTGTACCGATGTTGCCGCTGGAGATACTTTTCGAGCAACGGATATGCCGTGCCAAGCTGGCCGCCGACCTTCTTGCCATTAACCCGTGGATGACAAATCATATCGGCGTGGCAAAGCCGTGTCCGGCGACGGTTGAACACGTCGACAACGTCTCCGTCCTGGTAACGGCCAGGCGTCTTGGAGTCGCCGATTTTGATCGCCCATTCTGCCACTTGGTTGCTTTCCCTCCCTGCAAAAAACCCCGAGTCGACTCATGACCGACCCGGTGGGATGAAAATCACTTTCCGTTCACAAGACATCCTTCTCGATCTTCTCAAGCCGCCGGTTGTAGTCGGTCAGTTGAGTCGAATGTTTCACGCATCGCTCCGGCAGACCCTCGCCGTTGCCAATGACCACCCTTTCAATGTTCTTCACGCGTTGCGTGAGCTGCCCGTACATAAAGCTGGCGGGTAGTAACACGCAAATGGCCGTCCCAAACATCTGTAAAATCGCGACCCAAATAGATACACCGTCCATTAGTTCGTGCCCTCATGTCCCGCCTTCAACTGCATCTCCGCCCGCTTCTGCATTTCGCCCCGCTTGGCAAAGCACTCTGCCGGCGTGCTCTTGTCGTCGAGCAAAAACATCAATTGCTCCTCAGCAAGCCATTCGCGAATCCGCGTCACCGGAACGAACCAGCCCATGTGCGGAATCACCTGGCCCCAGGTGCCGGCGACACGGCTAGGCACCCCAACAAACACATAGTGTTTGTCGTGTTGGACGAACATAGCGCCGCCGGAGTTGCCGAAGATGATCTGGGCGTCCGACATCCAATACTTTTTCCGGTCAATCACGTCGTCCAGGTAGCTGATGTGACCGGACGTGGAAATGGGCGGGTGCAAGAGCGAGCAGCCGACGGCCCAACACGGGTCAAACACTTCGACCGCCGCGTCATCGGGAAGCAGCGCGGCCACGTGGTCAAACGTGCGAGCAGTTTGGAGTTTCAACAACGCCAAGTCGTGGTCTTTGTTGTGTGCAACGATCTCGGCTCGGCAGCTATCGGCCATGTCCTGACGAGAGCCGGCGGCGTAACGGAAGATCTCTACCTGCACCAGGTCATTTGCCTCGCGCTTCCGATCGGCCTGAAGCAACGAACTCCAAGCCTTCGCGACATGGATTGCGCCGTCGATTACGTGGTGGTTGGTCAGAACAAACGTCTGGCAGCCGTCACCGCGGTCCTCGCTATACAGCAGTGTTCCACTTCCGCCACCGCTTCCGACGGTAACACGCACCACTGGATACAGCATCTCTTTGTGTTTCGCGGTATCCTGAGCAAGAGCCATGGCGGCTAACAAGAGCCACGCGGGGGGGACGAGAAAGGGTCGCATTATTTCACCTCGATCCGTGCTTCGTACTGGGTGTTGACGTCAACAGGTGACGACAAGGGCACCAGTCATTGTTTCGCCTTTGCTTCGGGTTTCACTCGTCCTGTTCCCGTAAACCTTGGCCCGAAAAGCCTCACGGCCGCCCAC